GTATTGGTGTTACTAAAAAACGAGCCTATTCTAAGCACGGAAGAAACAAGCATTGGGTTAATACAATTAATAAGTATGGCTATAATGTAGATATTATTTGTGATGATGTAGATTATACTACTGCTCAACAAATAGAAAAGTACTTGATTAGCTATTACGGAAGAAAAGATTTAGGCAAAGGAATGTTAACCAATCTTACTGATGGTGGAGAGGGGTTTCTTAATATGTCTAGTGAAGAAAGAAGAAAAAGAGCAACCAGTATTAGAAAGTACAATACAACTAAAAAGGACTATTCATTTACTCAAACAAAAGAGTATAAAGAAAATATGTCTAAGGCAACAACAAATAGAGGTTGCAAACCTATTATTAATGTGAAAACCAATAAGGTTTACAATTCTCTAAAAGATGCCTCTAACGACTTAGGTGTAAGTATATCTCATCTAAGCACTATGTTAAACGATAAAAGACCAAACACAACTGAATTAAAATGGATATAGTAGAATTAATTATCTCGGATGATGAGAAAGCAACAGGGGTAGATGCTATTAGCTTAGTAGAATTCCCAGCTATAGAGGAAAACTTTGTAGCACTTAAAGACCATAAGATAGAATTTAAAGCCATAGATGAGGAAAAGAAAATTGTAGTAGGATTAGCTTTAATACCTAACAAGCCTATTTACAGGAGAAATGAAGATAGGGAATACTACATATATTTTTCAAGAGACACCGTAAGAAAAACTGCAGAGTTATACCTAAAAAATCACCATAACAACAACGCAACATTAGAACATAGTTTAAAAGCAAGTGGGGTTAGTGTTGTAGAATCTTGGATAGTAGAAGATCCTGAAAAAGATAAGACCGCCTTGTACGGCTTAAACGCTACTCAGGGATGCTGGGCAGTAGTTATGCGTATATCTAACGATGATATTTGGCAGGAAGTTAAAAAGGGAACTTACAAAGGTCTAAGTGTGGAAGGGTACTTTGCCGATAAGATGGAAAGACCACAAGATAGTGTAGGTATGAGTGAAACTAATCAAGATGTGTCGAAAGACCAAGAGTTGATTAACAAGCTAAAAGCCTTATTTGATGAGTAGATACCCACAGAGTAGAAACGGAGGTAGAACTGGATGCCTTTGCAAAGATAAGAACACTTATTCAAGAAAATGTTGTGATGGCTCTATGTGGTCTCAAGGCATTGGTAAAACAAGAGGAACAAATTAATAATAAAACATATGAACACACAAAAATCAGTATTAAACAAAATATCAAACATCCAAAAAGAAGAACTATCTACTGAAAAGGTAGAGTTAGCTTTAATCGACAATCTAAAAAGCGATTTAGATAGAATTGAGTATAAAGCAGGTATAGTAGATAAATTGATTAACGAATTTAAACAAGCATCTGCTCAATTAAAAAACAAATACGAATCTGAATTTAGAGGAGTTATGATGGATATTGAAGAAAGTCAATCTACTGCTGAAAGAAACGTAGGAGATATTGTAAAAGCATCTAAGGAGATTGGTGCAGACTCTTCTAAAATAGTAGGAGATTATAGAGCAGCAAAATCAATGGGAGATAAGGCTTTGCAAAAAGCAGATAATTATTTCAGAATTATATCTAAGTTATAAAAATTTAGTTTAAAGGGTAAAATGCAAAATTAAATTAATCAATCGTTATATAAATATGAAAAACCCAACAGAAATGCTAAAAGAAATCAAAACGGTTCTCGGCATCGAAGTAAAGGAGGAAACTGTATTAGAAGAAACAGTAACTCTTGCACAGATGATGTTAGAGAATGGTACTGTTCTTGAAGCTGAGGCTTTTGAAGCTGATAATGAGGTATTCATCGTTACTGAGGATGAGAAAGTTGCTCTACCAGTAGGAGAATACGCATTAGAAGATGGTAAGGTCTTAGTTTGCGAAGAAGAAGGTATTATTAAGGAAATCAAAGAAGTTAGTGGAGAGGAAACTCCTGAGGAAGAAGCTACAATGGAAGAAGAAGTTGAAGCAGCAGAAGAAGTACAATTCGCTACTATCGAGGATTTAAATGAACTAAAAGCGATGATCGCTGAATTGAAAGATGCCCTTGCTAAAGAGGAGTTATCTTCTCAAGAGGAAGCTGAAGATTTAAACGAGCAGTTAAAAGAGGAGTTATCTCAACCTGCTGCTGCACCCTTAAAGCACAACCCTGAAACATCAGAAGTAAAAACAGGATTCAAGTTTGGACAAAACAAATCCTTATCAACTGCTGACAGAGTATTACAAAGAATATCAAACTTAAACAAATAAACAACCAAATTTAAATTATGGCTACTACTACTACTATTACCAGTACTTATGCTGGAGAGTTCGCAGGAGAATATATCGCTGCTGCATTATTAAGTGCTTCTACCATTGATGGTGGAGGGATTACTGTTAAACCAAACATCAAGTACAAAGAGGTTATCAAGAAAGTTGCAACTGATACTAATGTTATCAAGGATGCTTCTTGTGATTTCACAGATACTGGTGCTATCACTTTAACTGAAAGAATTATTGCACCTGAACAATTCCAAGTAAACTTAGAGTTATGTAAAAAAGACTTTATCTCTGACTGGGATGCTGCTTCTATGGGATATTCATCTCACGATTCATTACCATCATCTTTTTCTGATTTCTTAATTGCTCACGCAGCAGGATTAGTTGCAGAAAAAACTGAGCAAACTATTTGGCACGGTGCTAACGCTACTACTGGTGAGTTCGATGGACTTGTTGTATTAGCTACTGCTGATGCTGATGTGGTTGATGTTGCTGGTGCTTCTCAAGCTGCAGGTGGTGTTACATCTTCTAATGTTATCGCTGAACTTGGAAAAGTAGTTGATGCTATTCCATCTGCTCTTTTCGGTAAAGAAGATTTAACTCTTTATGTTGCTCAGAATGTTTATCGTGCTTATGTTCGTGCATTAGGAGGATTCGGTGCATCAGGATTAGGTGCTAACGGATATGATGGAAAAGGAACTAACCAATCTTTAGGAAATCTTTTCTTTGATGGTGTTAAAGTAATGATGGTTCAAGGATTAAACGATGACTATATGGTTGCTGCTCAAAAATCCAACTTATTCTTCGGAACTGGTTTATTAAACGACCAAAACGATGTAAGAGTATTAGATATGGCAGACAAAGATGGTTCTGATAATGTTCGTGTTATTATGAGATACTCTGCTGGTGTTCAGTATGGTATTGGTTCTGAAATCGTATTATACACTCCTACTACATAGGTAATTAATACTAAATTATAAGGGTGGGTAAGCCAATTAAAGTGCCTACTCACCCTTTTTTGTTTAACTATAAAATATAAAAAATATATGGCTTGTGCATTAACAACTGGTAGAAGTTTACCCTGTAAGTCATCAGTAGGAGGAATCAAAACGGTTTACTTTGCTGATTACGGAACTTTAGGTACTGCAACTATCTCTGCTGGAGAGATTACTGCCTTTAGCGAATTGAGCATCGTATGGTATCAATTTGATGTAAAGGGTAATTCTTCTTTAGAAACTACTATCACCTCCTCAAGAGAGAATGGTACTACTTTCTACGAACAAACTTTGAACTTGACTTTAACATCTCAGGATGCTGCTACTCAAGAGGAAATTAAATTATTGGCTCACGCTAGACCACACATCGCAATCGAGGACTACAACGGAAACTTTTTCTTAGTAGGGTTAGATCACGGTGCTGAATTAACAGGCGGTACTATCGTTACTGGTGGTGGTATGGGTGATTTAAGTGGATACACTTTAACCTTTGCTGCTCAAGAAACTGAACCTGCTCACTTTGTTACATCAACTGTGATTACTGCAGATGCTTCTGCTACTCAGATTTAATCTGACTTAGGTATAGAGGAC